TTTACCAGCATACTTGCCTTTAGGATCGCTAAACTCTTTAACACCATCATACCAACGTTCTGCTGTATCCCAGTCTGAACCTTGTAGAACGTTTAACCATTTAGTTTGTCCTAATCGATTATTCAAGAAATAATCATTGTTAAAGCGAGTCTTGTCTAGGCAGTCTTCAAATGTTTTTAAACCAGTCTTTGGACTGTGAATGTGATCACACGCCCATGTCGGAACGTCTAACATCATAGACCAATCAGCAGTTACTTCTAACCATTCGAGAATCTTTTGACGAGTCTTTGTAGCTTCTGGCCCTTCAAAATTTAACCAGTCAAATTTAAGAACACCTTTACCAATTTGATATCCACCAGAATCGCCAACGATAGTTGTAGCACCACGATCACGTTGTTGAATCATTGATTCTTGTGTTTGTGCTTTAACAACGTCAAGTTGTGCGTGACCTGCTGAATACAAACCGTATTTGTAAGTAAAGTACCCTTGCTCTGGATTTAAAAAGTTCATACCTTCAATACCACGATCAAATCCGTCTGGAATACGATCAGTTGGTACAAACTCTTCTAATCGCTGTTTAGCGACATAGGTACTATAAAAAGAACTAATCGCAGGGAGGTAAACTGCGTAGTCTTTTTGTAGTGGTGTTAAATTGACTGGTGCTTTCATATTAGGCTGCCTGTGCTGGAATGATGTATTTGTAAGTTGCTAGTCCGCTATCTAATGTAATTTGAATAGCGCCTTCATTTGACAATGACATTTTAGTGTTATTCACATCTGCAATTTTTAAGATGCTTAAAATTGGTAGTACTGGCCAAGTCCAACCACGATCTAATTTACCTTCAATATTTTGTGCAAAAATAAATTCACCACCGTGTGTTGAAGCATCGCCAAAAATAAACTTTAAGTTGCCACCATCTGTTTTTGCTAAGAATGTTGGGTGTTCATTGTTAGCACCTGCTTGGAAATTGAAACGTTGTACTGCCGCCATGCTTGGAGTAATTTCAACATCCCACTTAACACCGCGAAACTTTACGGTTTTCATCTTTTCGTTAATGATTTCTGTTGACATGAAACGATAATCGTTTTTAAAGTCGCCGTCTTTGTTTTCAAAATGGATACCTACAGGTACTGTTTCACCATTACGTTCTGCATTAGTGATAGTAATTTTTGCGTTTTCTTTATATTCGCTGCCATCTAACAGATATTTTAATTTCTGTAGTTGTGGCATACCAAATGTGCCAATCATTTCTGCATATGGATTAGCAGTCTCTGCTTCCATGATAACTGAACGGTCATCCGCCATTGAGTTGATTATTGTGCCTTCTGCTGTGCCTGATACTTTAACTGTAGTTAAAAACCCTAAGTTTTGTGTATGACTAACGATATCTGATAAAATGTCTTTCATTTGAATTGCCTCCATGTATATACTACTATTATATTTAGGTTTTGTGTAAAAGTCAACGATATTTTACTCAAAATCAAACAACTTGTTAAAATTATTATCACTCCGTGTGCGACTAATATCCCACTCAAGAACTCCAATTAGGTTTTCCAATTTTTCATCGATGACTGTTGCTTCCATTTCAGCATCGTCAAAAGGCAAATCTTTAAACCACTGCGGTAAGCGTAGTTCATCTACTGGATATGCTACTGAAGTGTACCCCATAGCATTTTGTTTAACCTTACAAACAATAACTTTAGCACCGTCAGTGATAGTTACAGAATATTTGTCATCCATCATACGCTTCAAAGTATTCCAATTAAGACTTGCTCGAACGTGTCCAGGCATGTTAGTCTTACCTGCTTTCTTTTCTTTAGCGGCATATTCGGAAATATTATTGGCACGTTTAGGACTACCTTTCTCCCAACCTGGACGGGTTTTAAATTCAGTACGGAAGTCGGTAATATATTCGAGAACTTCTTCTTTAGCAGCACCGTTAAGAACCTTAGTAAGTACTTCACTTAAAAAGTCTTGGATGACTACAGGAGTATCCGATCTCTTTAGGTCAAGCCCCATGGCTTTAATCTTACCAGGGCTGCCTTCTGTGTCTGCTCGTTTACCTTCTTTGTCGTAGTAGAGGACTGCATATCGTTTTTTGGTAATGAATAGTCCTTTGGAAGCAACAATCTCGCGACCTGCCTTGATGACTTCGCCTCTGACTTTTGGACAGTGAAATGCGTCTTGCATAAACTTTGGGAATGTGCCATTTACTTCTTCTCCTATGCTATCATAAAGATCAATAATATTTTCACGGCTCCAAGGAATTAATCCTTTTTCAATATCTTTCTTCAGCGTACTGTATGCAGAAAAATAACAAGAGTCTGTATCACCATAGATAATTGCTTTACCAATGTGATCGTTCTCTCCGGTGATAATTTCATTTACTTTCCCAGCCATATGACGAGCAACGGCTCTGCCGGTAAGAGTTGTGGATTGGCCAATACGATTATCAAAGAACCTGCAACCAGGGTTAAGAATAGCACCGTATAAGCTATTGAGGTTAATCTTTTTAACCAGTTGACGTTTGTCCCAATATTCTTCTTCAATTTTATTTCCTGCTTGGATACATTCTTTTAATTTAGTCTGCATGTCTTTACGCTCTGCATACCAACGCTTTAACAGTCCGGGAATGATACCTTCTTTTTCGTAAGTAAAGATAGTGCCGTTAGCACTGAGCATCCAAGGTTGATTACTTTCAAAAATTAAATCGTAGGCTTGAGCAGCACTTAATGTGTCATGGCCACCGTCTTCCCAATCAATAGTGATTTCTCGTCCTACTTCACGATTCATTACAGCAGTATATTCTAAACTACCGAACACACCTTCCCACGCACTGGCAAAAGATTTTCCTTTGCCTATTTCTGCTGCAATAAAGTCTTTAGTGCCGTCTTGACGTAACTGTCCAACAATGGTTTCTGGCCCCATGTTAAGCGCACGAATCGCACTTGGATATAGAGAGTTAATATCTAGTGAACCGATCCATTCGTGGATACCTTTCTTTGGATAAGCAACATACGCACCGGCCGCTTGATTACTTTCATTAGGATCACGTTGTACACGATTAGGAACAATAAGTCCACGGCGATGTGATTCATTAATAATCGCCTGCTCAGTAACTGCCACAGCTCCCATGGTGGTCTGTAGTAATACAGTACATTCATGTGCCAGTGTATTGGCGAGAGCTAAGAATTTAAGTTTCTTATCTAGCTTATCAAGCAACGCACAGTCTTGTCTGTTGTACTCAATAAACTTACGGAAATCATTGTTGTATAATTGATCAAGTGTGCCTTCGTAGACTGTTTTGTTTTCGCCAATCTCCATTTCACCGATAGCATCTAATCGATAGGTATGGCGTTCTTCGTAAGTGTATTTTCTATAAAGTTCCAACGAGTCTAAGTGTACACGCCCAATTAAGTCGTATGTAACTGCACTCTTACCATACTTTTCATATTCGCGTTTCTTAGGATATTGATTCCACAAACAAAAACGTCGAGTATCTTCTTTTGACAATACTTTAGTAACACGATTAACTGTGTAGGGAATATCAAAGCCTTCGCTGTTCCAGCCACTTAATACATCTGCATCTTCAATTAAGTTGAGAAACGTATCTAACATTTCTCCCTCTGTCTCAAACAACATAGTGTTAGGAAATTCCGCGACCTGTTTAGTTGCTTCTTCCATTGACAGGGTCTTAGGGGGTAATGCTAGACAGACCATAGTGTCCATCCACTGTAAGTGAACGGCAATCGCAGTAATTGGCATAAACGCATCTTCTGGTGATGCGTAGCCACGTTCTGGGTCAAAGTCAACCTCAATGTCGAACCACGCTACATTTAGTTTTGGTGCGTCAGCATTTAGATAGTTGTCTTCTAGACAACGATAAATTGGATTGATGTCACTTTCAAATAATCGTTTGTTGCTGTGAATCGCAAGTTCTTTACGATGTTCTTTAACATTCTTGCTGGTAACACGACTTAACGGTTCACCTTTAATTGAAAGATATTTACCCTTTGGATCAGGATAATAGAAAATATGCCTTGCAGGATATTCTTTGTAATGACGATTTCCCTTGTCATCACGTTCAACGACATTAATAATGTCTTGCTCTCTATCATAGAAAGCGTCTACGTAACTCATGTATTCTCCATATGTGACTTACGGCTCACAAATACCAATGTGCGGTTTATGGCCCGCTGACCTTGCTTATAAATTACTTATCATCCTTGTGTAGGCAATGACATCAATAGTGGCGATCAACAGATAGTTAGCAATCATACCGGTTGATCCACGGGTCCAGGCCGCCCATCCAAATACTGTACACTGTATAACAAACAACGGGTATAGGTATATAAAGGGAGGGGTGGGTAGTGTATAGCCCATCCAAATCGTACAGCCAATGCTCATAAACCACGCTAACAATTCTAATACAAAACGTACAGGATGTGTAGCGTAGTCTTCTTTAATCCAATCAATAGTTGAATTAAACATTAATCAAGTCGTTTAGTGATGTCAAGAATAGCTTCAATCTCTTGCCAATCTTCATCGTGTGATTTGAAATCACCTTTGTGAGCAATTTTAATTGCACGGGTGATAATGCTTGGTTTAATTTGGAGTTCTTCTGCAACTGCTTTTACGGTTTCTTTAAGACCTTCGTTGAGATCTTCTACTTCACGAAGTACATTTGACCCTTCGTTGATTAATCTTTCGAGCTTTGCTTTTTCTTCTGGACCGTACATTTTAGTCATATAATAAATCTCCTTATACGACTATTATACAGCCAACAAAAAAGCCAGTCAACCTAAGTTGCTGGCTTTTGAGTTAATTTGGTTAAATTATTTTTGTTCTGCTAGCA